CTGTGTTGTTATCTGCTGTGGTGTTAGCACCTAAAGCCCCATTGCCCATTGCAACATTATCAGCACCAGTTGTATTGGCATCAAGTGTACCTACACCCACTGCGACATTGCTCGAACCTGTGGTGTTTACCAATAAAGCATCTGCACCGACTGCTGTGTTGCTTGAAGCTGTCGTATTAGCCCCTAGTGCGTTATCACCGATAGCGGTGTTGTTTGAGCCTGTGGTGTTAGCATCGGCAGCGCTTGTGCCTACGGCAACATTATCTGTTCCTGTAGTGTTTGCTGTTAAAGCCTGATAACCAACTGCTACATTCTCAGCCGCTACATTATTATATAAAGATTGATGACCAACTGCTGTATTACTATTTGTTGTAGTGTTTAAATATAATGCTCGCTGACCTATAGATACATTGCTTGCGCCTGTGGTGTTTGCTCCTAAAGAACCTTCTCCAACTGCAACATTATAATCACCTGTAGTGCTTGCATCCATAGCAGTATATCCAACAGCTACGTTATATGCGCCTGTGCTATTAACTAATAGAGCATCAGCACCAACAGCCGTATTATAAGAAGCAGTCGTATTCGCACCTAGTGCGTTATCACCAATAGCGGTGTTGTCTGCACCTGTGGTGTTAGCGTCTAGTGAACTGTCTCCTACGGCTACGTTGTCTGTTCCAGTCGTGTTTGCCGCAAGAGAAGCATAGCCAACGGCTACGTTGTTTGCTGCCGTGGTGTTTGCTGTTAAGGCATTTCCACCAATAGCAACATTATAAGAACCCGTTGTATTTGCATCTAAGGCATGATTACCTACAACTGCATTCATTGTTCCAGTGGTATTAGCATAAAGAGCGTTTTGACCAACTGCTGTATTAGAGGCACCTGTAGTTGTACCACTAGCAGCATTTACCCCTACGGCGGTGTTTCCATCTGCTGTTGTGTTCGCGTCTAAGGCTGCTGCACCAACGGCTGTATTTCCTGCACCTGTGGTGTTTACCAAGAAAGCGTTTGATCCAATCGCTACATTAGTGCTGCCCGTTGTATTTGCCCCAGCAGCATTATCTCCCACTGCTGTATTGTCAGAGCCTGTGGTCACTGCATCAAGGGATGCTTCACCAATAGCTACGTTGTCTGTTCCTGTGGTTAAAGCCGTTCCCAGTGAACCAGAGCCTAAACCTATATTGCCTGTGCCACCTGTCATATCGAGAACATCGGTAACTGCTGCGCCTGCTCCTGCGCCATCGGCAACTACCATCTTAATTCCGCCATTCGGAATTACGACATTGGCTCCTGTGCCTTGAGAAATAGTGACTTGATAACCAGCACTATTTTGAATAATCCACGTTTTATTAACGGTGTTCGGTGCGAGAGTTACGGTATTCGTTGCGGTGATTGATCCTGCAAGAGTTAAAGCATAGGCTCTGGCAGCATCTGAGGTGCCGTCCGCTATGGTAATGGTATGGGAAGTGCCAGTGATTGTTTCTGAACCACTGCCCCATGCTTCTGCGATGAGCTCCAAATTCGTGTTGGTACTCGTCCCCCACGTTCCCGATTCGTCGCCCGTAGCGATTTCTTTAAGTCTTAGATCATTTACATAAGTTGCCATATTGTTTCCTCATAATAAATTAAGCTGCCTCATCTTTCCAGTCTGGTGACTGTGATGGGCTAATAGTTGAATAAGAAGGTGATTGACTAGCGCCAACATCTGACCAGTTTGGTGTCTGGTCTGGAACAACCGGACTCCATACTAAAAGTCCAGTTATTTCACCTGTTCCATATAATCCTGTAACTGCAATAGTCACATGAGTTGAAGCTGTTATATCACCCAGACTGCTTGTCATAGCGTCTTGAGTGACTGATATAATATTATTAGTCGTTAGGGTTATTGTGCCTAACGATGTTGTGCCCGCTAATCCCGTAGGATAAACATTGGCAGCCGCCGTTACAGTCTCATCCCCTTGGGAAATCGTGGAGGCTGTTCCGCTAACACCAACAAGAGCTACACCATTAGCAATAACTGTGCCAACTGCGCCTGTTGCCGCTAAACCTGTTTCTGCGACATTAGCATCACCGCTAACCGTTTCAGTGCCTAAAGCAGTAGTTCCAGCTAATCCTGTAACCGAAACATTTGCAACACCAGTAATAGTAAGCGAACTTACCGCACCAGTAGCCGCTACCCCTGTTTCTGCAACATTTGCATCACAGGTAATGGTCAAAGAACTTACAGCACCGGTTCCCGCTAAGCCGGTAAGCTCAACAGGGACGGGATTACCCCATGTTCCAGAACCCCATGTACTGCGACCCCAGCCCGTAATAGCAGCCATTAGCTACCCTTACGCTATTCTAATAACAGCGTTACTTGCGTCTGCGGTTGGGAAAGATATGGTAAAACTACCAGCCGTGCTTGTTTTGTCGCCACCGAAATCAAAAACTGCAACCGCAGGATCACCTGTAGCTGTGTCGTTGAAAATCATGCAGCCTCTTGCTGTAATTGTGCAAGTACCAAACGTCAAGTCAGCAAAATCGGTAAACGCAGTGGTTCCCGAAGTGGTTGGAGTGACATTAGTTAATGCACTACCTTTTGCCGTATAGTTTGTACCAGTTGCTTCCTGATTGGTGCTATAAGCTGTAGTAGAAGCACTCATGGTTGCAGAACTGGTATAAAGAGCCAGATTAAAGGTATTACCTCCAGTCGTTTTAAAGTTATGTACCGCTTGCATAAGCTCACTTTTGAAAGAAGTACACATTGCTTGTGTTATAGCCATTATAGCCTCCTAATAATATTTGCTAAGTCTTTGTGACCTTGCGCTTCCAATTGATTACCTATCGTACACATATGGTTTTTTATCGCCTCTTTCATGTAGTAGGTAATTATAAAATGACACGCATTCCTAAAAGCCCGTGCCTGTGCTTTAATCGGATCGGGAGCAGTATCTGCAACCGAAACTAATTTGTTTGTCGCCATTTCAGCGACTTCTTCTACTGAATGACCCCTATTGTCTGTAGTCTTTACGCCTAAATCGCCTACTGATATTGTAAAAGAGTCTGTTTCCATTAGTATTTATCTGGTTCTGGCGGACTAATATCTTGTCTTCCTGAAATTCCTGAAGGCTTTTCTTCTTCTATGACCTCTGAAAGTTTCCCAACTACCAATTCACCTTTTTCTAAATATACTACAGGAGGATTATCAAGTCTATGATAGCCATATAGCTTTTCCTTTAAAGGAATATTGGTATCTAGTATTGGAGAATGAGCGCCAATAGAAACATCCATACCCGCATCCATGCACTTAGATAACCAAAATTCACAACAACCTCTGCCCGATTCACCAAAATAAACATTCGACTTATAAGCAAAGTCTGCTCCAAAAAGATTGAGCTTGCCCACCTTTTTCCATAAAGCAAATGCAATGGCATAAGCAATCGTGTTGTTTAAATAGGCACAGCCCAAATCTTTAACAACTTCATCTAGGGGAAATAACTCTATCGCTGGAACCCTATTATCTAGTTCACAAGAATAAATTGGAATATCTAGTCTTGGAAGTATTCTTCTCATTACTTGAGTTTGTGGTCCTGCATCAAAGGTATCAAAAAATCGAGAAGCAGGGTCCATCATAAACACACGATCACACTTAGTAACTGCACACATGGAATTAATGCCCCAAACCTCATCATATTCCTGACTATGAGAAAGACTCATATGAAAATCTAGTTGGCTTTGACCCATCGCAACAATTGCAATGTTTTTGTCTTCCATTTTTTTAGAAGAGTTAAAGTTGTCCTGATCTATAGGCATCGGTTCTATCTCTGCCTTCTCCCAATATTTTAAGCCTGCCTAATGCAGATTCATATCTTGTGTTATAAACAGACATCATATCCTGTTCACCCTTCATATACACATACCCCTCAAGCAAACAAGCATAAAGCAATGCTGATGGAGCATTCGTTGATAGCCATGTTGTTCCAGAATCACCGCCAGCAGTTATTGAAGCGGGTCTATAAAAGTAATGCAACTCCACATTGTAAGCAGCATCTGGCGTTGGAGCCACGATAAAATAATCATTATCAAATATGCCATAGTATTCTGGCTCACCTGTTGTAGAACTGTTTGGATATACTTCTCGAATCCAGTTTACATCCTTGTTCATTAAGAATGTTTGATTGCTGCTGGCTGTATAGGATAGAGAATAAGGTGCTAAAAAATCACTCGGAATACCTAAATACTCATTTCCTGAAGATAAAGAACCTGTTTGATTCTTTCTAAATACAGGCAATTGAACATTCTCAAGAATACGATCCTCTGCCTGCTTAATCATATCGGGCAGATAAGTAGTAAAAGAGGTCTCACTGTTCTGGAGATAGTTCTGTATTAAATTTTTTAACTCAGCATAAGTCATTGTTTTTTATAACTTTCCTCCACCATATTTTCGTTTTACCTGATCATTATGGTTTTCAACAGCACCACCTGTAGAAAACTTTTTTGTAATTTGTATTCCAAAATACGGCTCACCTTCTTCTGCTCTCGTTACAAAATCAATAACAGCTTTTTTATTATCTTTTGCTTTTGTTGGGCTTTTGGTTGCTTTTTTATCTTTTAAAGATGATGATTTTTTAATCATAATATTATCCTTTAGCTCGTTGTTACTTTAAGCATTCCTACTTTACCATGCATATCAAGACCCACTGTTCTTGATCCAACAGCAGTGACACCACCACCAATAGGATCAAACGCATATAAGCGCCTACTTTCTGCCTGAGCTTTATCAGGTCTTGGGTTCTCCAAAGAAATCGGATCATCAACAGGCATTCTGCCTAATTGATATTGAGGCTGATCCTGATCAAAACACTCTGGACAAACCAAGAACCCACTAAGTCTTGTGTCTACAACTTCATCTTTTAGCTCTTTTAAATCGTAACGAAATCCACAACGATCACAAAATCCAAAAGCATACTTACCTTCTGCAAACTGTGTCATTAATTATAAGATATCCACGGCACAAAACGAAAATTCGCCTTCACCCTATCTTCCTCAGACGCTAGTTGCCATTGTTCTTCATATTCTTGTTTAAGAA